AAATTGTCCTGCTTTTCTACCCATTTGTGTAAGAACACCTGTTGCACTTCCAGTAAAGAAAGCAGCAATAGCAGGACCAACCTCTTTAAGATTTGCCATTCCAGCAGCAGCTAAAGCATTTTTTAAATCTTTATTTTTAATTTTACCCCTATCATATGCGACACCAGTTGCATCTGTTGTACTAGGCACAGAGTCAGCTGGAGATTCATCTTGTTCTTGTTGTTGTTGTACAGTAGGAATAGCTTTTGGAGTTTCTGTAGCTGGCTTTTTAGTAGGAGTGTAATCTTCTTTTCTAACAAATCCTTCTGGTATTTGTGTTACCCCCGGAATAAAATTTATTTGTCTTTCTGCACCTGTTTTTGTATTTACAATTGTAATAAGCTGTGCTGCCCCACCGCCTTGACCTCCTTGACCACCTCCTAAGAAATCTCCTATACCCGGAACTGGAGATTTTGGAAGTGTAGGAACAGGAGACTGCACTGGTCCTTGTACTGGTGGTTGTATAGGTGGCATCACAGGAGGTTGTACGGGAGGCATTACAGGAGTCGTAAAGTCTGGTGCAGTATATTGAGATTGTCTTTGCACACCCGGTGTAAAGTTAACACCTGTAGGTGGTACAAAAGTTCCTTGTTGTGCTTCAACAACTCCACCCTCTGCAAATTCTACCATACCATCATCTTCCATGTCAAGGTCTGACATATCAAAAGGAATGTCATCAGGAATAACAGCTTCATCTGCATTACCCATCTGACCCATCTTGTCCATCATTTCCAAACCACGTTTTGCTTCTTGTCGCATCTGCATTAGTTTTTCAAGGCCAATGTATCTTACAACATCTGCTGGAAATACAAACTCGCCCTCACTAAGCTGGGCAGGAATATCGTCACGAACTTCTTCTTGCATAGAACCTACAGGCACTTCGTTACCTGACTCTGGGTCAACTGTGCCGCCCTCTTGCATCAGGCCACCTTCGTCAAATGCACCCTCTACAGGCTCAAACAGTTCCATTTGTTTTGACATGCCACCTTCAGCAAAGTTTTGTGTTTGGTCAATTGTTTTGGCTACAAGATAGTCATCCATTACCATACCGCCTTCTGCAAATTTTCTTCCTAAAATAGATTCTACTTCATCTCTGTAGGGTAAATCTGTTACACCCATTTCTTTTTGTATAGCCCGTGTTTCCTCACGAGATAAAACTCTATTAACTTTCATGTCACCACCAACAACCCACTGGTCGCTGTCAGCTTGTCCGTCAGAGTACCTATAGCTACCGCCTTTAGGCACATAGTCATTAATGTCTGACTTTCCTTCTTTTGCCAACATAGATTGATAATCTATATCATCAGCCATTTCAACTTCAGCAAATACTTGATCTTCTGCTCTTCTCTTTACGGAAAGCTGCTTTCCTCTACGTATAATAGCCTCTGGTGTTACGCCAGCTTTAATAAGTTTATCTGCTTCTTTTTTTGTTATTTTTAAATCTTCTGGGCCTAAATGGGTTGCTACTGGTGACTGACTAGCATGAAACCCCGGACGTGCAGCAACCGCAGTTACTTTTCCAAAAGGTGCTTGTTTAGTTCTTCCTGCTCTTTCCGTTATAAAACGAGCGTTAATTAATTTCTGACGAGTCTCCTCATCTGGTATTATTATTTCAGTGCCAGTTTTGTTTCGTTTTTCTCCTTTACTTCTTTTTGCACCCTTAGTTGGTACATAAAAACTTTCCTTTGACGTAGCACTGCGCTTACCCTTAAAAGCTGCATCTGGAAAATTAGCCTCTAAAAATTCACCCCGTTTTATTTCTTTATTTGCGTCAACAAAAAGGGGATAAAGTTTATCATCTTCACCCTTAACAAAAAGTTTATATGCTTTACGTGTTTTGTTAAATGTTCGCAAACCTTTTGCTGCTGCAGGACCAAAACCCGGAAACAAACTTGCTGCTAAAGCTGTACCCTCAATACCTGCACCAACATAATCTTTTTCTTCTAATGCATCAGATGTACGTTTAACTCCTATAGCCTGACTAACGCCCGGTAGCATCTCCGCACCAAACATAGCTACATCTTTAGCGGATACACCCCCTTCTTTTTTTTGTCTTTCTGCACCTCTGCTTCTACGCTTTGGACTTAAAAGTTTTTCTGTTTCATTAGTCGCTGCCAATTATTTCATCCCGTAGGTATTTAAGTTTACGTAAAGCTGTGATAGCACCCTGCTGACGGTGCATCATTATTGTATCATCTGATTGTTCTAACACCTTTTGGTGTTGCTCAATAGTTAGGTCTACATAACTACTGAATGCTTCCCACTGGCGGTTGTTGCTCACCAGCGGCTTCAGGCGGCTGAGTACCTGCTGCTTGTCTACCATTACTACTAAATCCTTGTTCACCCGGAACTGGTGCTTGACCAGTGCCTATTGTTCCACCACCAGCACCACTAGTGTCCATAGCATCTGCACCTGCAGGTGGCGGTGTCATTCCCGCCTGTTCTTGCTGTGCTGGTGCTTGAAACTCTTTCATAAGTTCTGCTTGAAGTGCTGCTTCACTCATGTTGTTGGTTACTTTGTCGGGGTCAAGGTCCATTGATTTTGCAATCTCACTAATAATATATTGAAACTTTGCAAAAGGTGCAAGTGCAGGACTACTTGCTATTTGAAGGAACTGCATAAGTCTTTGGCTACGAACCTCATTAGCCATCAAACTTTCTGTGCCACGTGCCTTTACTTCTAAGTCACCTTTAATCTCTGGATCAAAATCAAACTGCATATTAAATCTAAAGAACCCTTCTCCCAAAGGACGCAATAGATAATCATCTACATTTTTAATAACAGTTTTTATACTACCACTTGCAGCGTTCATTAACATTGATATACCAGAGGCAGTTCTACCTACGCCTGATATACCTGTTTGTCCATGTGCAAATGATGGCAATCCTGTTGACTCATCAGCAAGCTGACGGGCTTTATCAAACAGCATCATATTTTCTTGTGACACATTAGGAAACTTAGTTCCAAATATTGCTTGACCCGGTGCGCCACCTTGTCTACGAAATACTTTACCCGGATACAGTGTCAAGTCTTGACCCGGCACTAAGTTAGTTTCATCAACCTCTACTAACATGTTACCCGATAGAACAGCATTATCAACTGCCATTCTCATAAAACCATTCATTAATGTTTGGGTGTCATCCATATTTTCTGCTATACCAACACCAAAGAATGAATATGGATTTAATTCAAATGGTGCTGCAGCGTAGGGAATTTTAGCAGGTTTAAATGGATTAAGAACCATGCGAAGAAGTTTGCCATTACATATCCAGACGTTAGCTTGTAATTCATCAAACTCTTTTAGTTCATCTGGTATGTTAACATTTTGCTCCTCAAGCATCTCTGTATCAACCATGCCCCAATACTCAAGGACTTCAAAACGGTCAATGCCGTGTTCTGGTGCGTAGTCAGATAAATCATCTTCCCAATATTTTTTGTTGTAGTTTTCTCCAAAGGATATTACTTCGTCAATTACCTGTCCTCTAAAGTATGGACGCTTTTTAAGCATACGCATTTGTGAGCGAGACATTTTGTGACGCTCAATAACAAACTGCGCTTCATCCATATTGTTTGCATCTGGGTCTGGATAGAAGTTCCAGACAGACACATGGTCTACTTGAGGAACTGTTTTAAACAGTGGGTCATACTCACCATCGTCATTCCAGTTTGGATATTCTTTATCTTTAGCAAACGGACCTTTCATAATGCCAGTGCCAAACAAAGCCATTTCAAAAGAACTGCTTCGTAAATTTTTGTTTGCACCAGACTCTTCTAACTGGTCGTGTATTTTCTTCTGCATCTTTTTAGCTGCAATCATAGCGGGGCTAAATTCAATAGCAGTGGGTGTTTTACCCGGACCTTCTTTTAATTTTTCTTGAACGGGTTCGAGTTTATTTTGGAACACACCAAGTTTCTCAGTGAGACTTTTAGCTGTTGCGCCAGCAGGTAATTGCATTCCATCGCCCGGAAAGCCATACGGACTCGTAAGCGCAGTAGACGCTTGCATTTGTTCAGGTTCTTTTGGGTCGAAGTGTACATCGGCAACTACCCCTTCAGGAAGTTCTGTAGGCTCAATAGAAAGAGGAAACTTATTATTAGCAAATAAAACATCAACGATTTGACCATATGCAGCAAGTGTTTTAGTTTTAGTAACTTTGATAAATATGCGAGACTTTTCTGACTCAGTAAATTGAACATCTGGCCCATATAAACCTCTATAATTTCTGTAAGCACGTAACCATCGTTCTTCATCCTGATAACGATAGTCTTCAGCCCTGCTATACCGTTCCATTATAAAAGGAATAATAGTGGATACATCAGCATCAAATTCTACAGAATCGTCTGTATCTTCTAACGCAATAGCATCGTCTTCAATCATGATGTCATCTTCAGCCATATTTTATTCCTTAATATCCAAAAGTAGCATCTGCAACCTGCATACTGCCACTGGGTCTACCCATAGGGTCATAATCAAATATACTAAATCTTGGACGTGACATTATACCATATCTTAACGCATCGTACAAGTGGTCTTCTGCTTTCGTGTCCACATCTTCTGGATTCTTTTTATCCAACGGTATGGACGGTAGTTGGGAGATAATGTTCGTACAACTATCAAAGAAAACAAGTCTAGGCTCTTCTGTAAATTCATCTACCTGTAAACGTCTGTGTATTTCATTCTTACCTGCTACACGGCTACCACGGCTGCGGTCTGACGGTCTCCACCTACAACCTCTGCTTATCATCTGTTCTGCAAGAGATGGGCCAGTATCACCCCGTTTATGCCAAAGGGAACTGTCCAAAACACCGTACTTAATATTACCATCTTCAGCTTCCAACTCTAATATCATGTCAGCCAAGTCAGTAGCTAAGACTTTTGACACATACAATTCCCTGTACACAATGATTTGCTCAGACGGTGCGACAGCGCACCATACAACACCACTGTAAGAACCATACCCGTAATCACATGCTCTAAACTTAACCCAATTGCTAGGAATATTAAAAGGTTCAATAACATGAATATCACGGTCAAACTCTGTGAACGCAGCACCCTCTTTAATATCCCAATCACCGTCCAAGAGTTGCCGTCTTTGCTGCTCTGGAAGTGATAAGAGCATGGCTTCGTAATCCCCAGATTCCGAAAGATAGGGATTGTCAGATAACCTAGCAGGAATGAACCTACGTTTAAATAAAGGTCTGCCAGCTTTGCTATGCCCTGCTGGATACCTGAGAATTTCACCCGTTTCAATATCTGTCGCATCGTATGCCTTATTGTATGGTGCTGGGTCAATAAACATTTTCTTTACCCAGTGATGTCCTCTTCCACCGGGGTTTGTAGTTGCCCTCATAAAGATAGGCAAGTCAGGGGCAGTGGACCGTAGACGACTTCGCATGTAGTTCCATGCATACGGGTTTCCCCATTGTGTTAGTTCGTCAAAGCCTATCCAGCTAAAAGCTAGACCCTGATAACGCAGGACATCTTCATCTCTGTCAAGGTATGACATCCACAACCTCGCACCAGATGGCGCAGTCCACTGCATCTTTCTTTCTGACCATTTTATTCCGGGCCAGATTTTTGGATAGAGTTCCTGTGATTTAAATATTAGTTCACGTAACTCTTCCGTAGTATGTCGGAGCAGCAAACCACTAAACTGTGGATGCCCCATGTAGCGAAGCGGGTCTGCAAGCATAGCATATGATTTACCACCACCTGCTGAACCACCGTAAAGAACCTCACGTTCACTCGCTGCAAGAAAGTCTGTCTGTGGGCCGGGGTTGGGTTTGAATAGTACATTAGCATGTTCTTCAACTGCTTCTGTTTCGTATTCAATATCCTGTATATTAACCTGCGGCTTTTGCGCCTGTTCTTGCTTCTTCGATTTCTTGCGCTTTGGCGATTGCCTTTTCCGCATACTCTGCCCACTGGCGGATGCTTTTAGCTTGGTTCTTACGCTTTCGCTCATGTTGTAACCGCTTTCTTAATCCTACATGCGATATGTATCTACCGCTATTTGTACTCAGCCAGTTAGCTACTTCACGATAGCTGTATTGATTTGTATACGCTCTGGCCTTTTCAAGCAAATCCAACTCAGTTGGAATGGGGTCAAGAATGTCGGGGTCTTCTTCATTTTGCTTGTAACCAAATGGTACAGTACGTGCAATGCGTGGTATCTGTACCCATTCGTTTTCTTCTTTAATGTCTGTTGGCTGTGGTAACTTCCAACGCCCTGCTGTTCTAGTCATTTGTTTCTTTTTGAACCCGGACCAGTTAACGCTGAACCTTGTCCTGCTGGTTTTGGTTTAAAAGCGGCTAAAAAACTTCCTACAACTGGTACAGAACGTAACGCATATTTTTTTGCTAGTTCTTTCGCTGGTGTTTTTGTTAAACCTTTTATTATTTCTTTTTGTTGTTGTAAAAGTGCCTTTCTTATTTTTACATCTTCAGCATTTAAATTTTTTGGTTTTATAGCGTTTAACTGGTCAATTTTCATTTGAGCAGTTTTAATTTTAGTATCTTTAGCTATTGATGCGTGTCTAGTTTGTGCTTTTGTTTTAGGTTTTTTAGTGCGATTACTCATTAGTCATCGTCCTCTACTTTAGCTTTAGCTGGCATAAGCATAACACCACCTGCTGCTTCTACCTGCACCTTTTCTGTTTTAATTAAACCTGTACGGTCAAGCAGTTCTTTTGCTGCTGCCATCTTATCACGAATACCAAGTTCAGTTGGGTCGTATAGTGCGCCTGTTACAGCCATAGCAGCTTTAGGTGCATTACGTGCCATGTACATCTGCGTTGCTTCTAGTATCTCTTCTTTGAGACCTTTTACAATTGCAGTTGTAGCAGTAGTCTCTGAATACCCTGCTAGTTTCTTAGCGGCAACTACGTCACCGCCAGCCTCTTCAAAGAGGACTTCCAGAAACTTCTGTTGTCTTTCGTTTAGTTCTCTAGCCATTAGTCTAACAACTTTTTAAGTTTATCTATTACTTTAAATCCTAAAAACTTATCCTTATTTGTATACTTCTTTGCGTAGTTAGCTTTTAACCTTGCGGGTGCATTATCAGGATAAGGTTTTGGTTTTGCCCCAGAAGGTTTATCTTCTTTCTTTTTAGTAAATCCTATTTGTTGTGCTAATGAATCGCCCATTATTTTAACTCCCCATGATGCATAGCATGTGCTAACTTATGGCTACGTCCTTTTACCTGCACAGCCCAACGGCTATCTAACATTTCACGTGATGCAGTAGGAAAGTCTCCCTCGTATACAGCAGCCCACATTTTTTTAAACTTACACAGTCTTGGCACACCCATATTAAATGCCATGTCTACAAGTACAAGCTGACGTACAGCGTCTAAATCTGCTACGCAAGGGTGCGCTTTTAACAGTTCTTCTTCGACTATCTGCACGTCATTCTCTAATAGATATGCAGCGTCAGTCTCAGTAATGCCATGCTCATACACTGCTTCTATGTTTGGAAAATCCAAAGTGTCAAGTTCTTCTTTAGTAATGCCTCTGTCTTCAAGATTTCTGCCCACACCTATTGTGTCAATACCTAAAGTATCTTGATATACCTGAAGACGCAAACCTTCACTCTGGACAAGCTGTTTGATTAAGTGTGTACGAATATATTTCATTTACTGCCCCTTGATTCTCTACCTAGATAGATACCATACACACCTGTCATGACACCCATTATAACAGATACGAATGCTGACTGTTGTGTTGTAGGGTCTTCTAAATTCATAAACCATTCTGCACAACGCCACGACATTGCAACAGAAGCAATCATAGTTAGTTTGGCTGTAACATTAAATTGCAGCCATCGTTTCCACCAATCAACCATTATTTTTTCTTCTCAATAAAATTGAAGGACGCAATTTTTTACGTATAGCTGCTCTTGCTTTTTGTGATGTACTGTTTGCAGGAGTTGGTTTACGTCTAATTGTTCCCAAAGCTAATCTTCTTTGTGAACTCATTAACACTTTTTTATTTATCATTATTTATTTTTTCCGAAGAATTTAGTTGCGCTACGAACTCCAAAAGAAGCGGCAACGATAACTCCCAAGGAATATTGATACCACTCAGGCATCTTGTTGAGTTGTTCAAATCCATTTTGCACTACACCTTCCATGCCGGGTATGAAGGCTAATATTAACGGAATACTAAATAAAATTACCAGCCACTCGTCTTTCCAACTTGATGATGAAGCACGAGCCATCTCCAAGTCCCAATCAATTTCACCCGTAGCTTTTTTCTGCATCACCACAGCTTCAGCTTGGGCCTTTGCTACTTTAGTAGCTGACTGTGCTTTCTTTTCTTCTACCTTGCCCTCAAGCCACGTAGAAGCAATATTACTTATCGGTCCTATCAGTGCAGCTAACATTATGCACCCCT